ACGGTTCTAATTTTTGGGGCTGTAATTGACCTGCATTTACGGGGCGTTTGGCGTGGGCGTTCGCTGCGGGCAAAGGCTCAGCTATTAGCGAATGAGGGCGACTGCACCCCGTGGGGCTTCTATGAGTGGAGCGCGGTGCAGGTGTCGAGAATTGAAGCCAAGGCGCGGCATTTGGTGGCGGCGTTCGATGCTGGGGAGCTGGATAGGGAGCGCGTTTATGAATTGATTGACACGCCCCAGCCCAAAGGCTTTGCGCCGCCTGAATTTATCGACGGGCTATTTGAGCGAATTGAAGCCCTGCGCGAAGCGGTGGAAAAGCAAAGCGAATGAAAGGCGTTTGGAGGTGTGGCGGTTGGCGTTTGGTGGCGGTGTGGCGCGCTGGGTTGGGCGTTCGCTTTCAAGCCGTGAATGAGGCCACAAATGAGCGGGGCGGCTTGCATGAAAGCGCGGCGGCGGCATTCGCTGAATGCGTGCGGCGGGGCTGAGCTTCAAAACATATTCAGCGCGTTCAGTTCGCGCAGGGCGTTGCCGTCGATGCAGGGGCGGGGCGTTGGCGGGTTTGGCATAGGCTACCCGTTCAAAGCTTTTGAGCTTTTGCGAAAATGCGGCTTTGTCTGCGCAGGGCGTTGCCGTCGATGTAGGGCGCGCACGGTGCTTTTCCGCGCACGGCATACGGGTCTATCGGATAGACGTTGCCCCGCTCATTCATTAAACCAGCTCAGCGGCTTGCGTTCGGTGTGAACTTCGAGGCTTTTGGGCGTGTCGCCGTAGGCGCGGCGCAATATCAATTCAGCGGCGCGGGTGTTCCCCTTGGCGGCTTCGCGGATCAGGCCGCGCACAATAGCCTCAGCCGCTTCAATGCCTTCGGGCGTTGGTTCGCTCAGCAAGCGCGCCAACATGGGGCGCAGTTCGGGCAATTGCTTCGGGCGGCCTGCGGGGTTGCCGCTTTCGCCCTTTTTCCAAGGGGCTTTCAGGTTCTGCGGGTTGGGCATTGTACGGTGTTCGCTTCGGTGTTCGTTCGGTGTATTGACGTGAAATTACGCCGCGCATGACGTTGGCGGGTGGCGTTTGGTTGGCTGAATGCCCTTAGGACGCATTTTGAGGGGGTGTAGATGCGTTCAAATGCCTTCGGCGGTGTGTTTGTAGGGTGCTGGGTATTCGTTCAAATACGGGGCGTGTATGCCGTTCGTTCGTCGAAAAATCGGCCGCGCGCCCTTTTGAAGCCTTGTTACAGACGTTTGTTCACGCCCCTTTTTTTTTGAAGCCTTGTTACACGGGGCTTCGCCCTTTTTTTTGTCGCTGGGGCAAAAGGTTCGAGGCTGGGGAGCTGGAAAAATGTGCCTTTGGAAAGCAAGCACGGGGGGCTGGAGGTGCGCGGGGGTTTGGAGCTTCGTAGCAAGGTTATGAACATGGAAAAAAAAAGGCGATCCAACCCAGCCCACACCACCCCCACACCCTTAACGTTGTGCAAAGTGCATTCAAACCCAGTGGTGGCGCGGGTTTCAGGCGTTCGGTTTGGGTGTTTTGGCTGGGGGTGCGTCGGTGCTTTTGGACGGCAAAAAAAAGCACGGTGCGCTGTGAGTTATTTGGGGTGCATGTGGAAAGAAACGGGGCGCGTTTGGCGGTGGGCTGAATTAGGTTTGCTTCATGGATGCAATTCTACCCGTTGGCGCGGGGCTGGATGTGTTCAGCAAGCGCAGCCGAGAAAAACTCGGCGTGTTGTTTACTGAATGCATGCTGAAGGCTGCGAAGCACGAACGCCGCGCCTTTGTACTTCATTCACGATACCTGCGGGCAAACTACGGGCGCGAATACGCCGCCTTCATTCGATACCTTGAACGGATAGGCGCGGTGCGCGTTGTGCCGTATGCCTGCGGCCTCAAATACTTCGACGGGCATTCACGGCAATTTGTGGTGTGTCCTGACTTCAACGGGGAGCTGAAGCGGGTGAAGGTGTCGAAGGGGCTTCGTTTGGCTATCAAACGCCGCCGCACAACGCAAGCCGATGAGCTTTGCAAGGCGATCGAGGGGGGCGTGCATTTGGTGAACGTTTGGCCTCATTTGTCAATTGATGTAAGCGCAGCTAATGCGCACTTGGATGAGGTGGAGCGGGGGCGCGTGGCGTTGCCTCCCAGCCGTTCGGGTGCGGCTTCGCCTTCGGTCGCTGAGCGGGTGCGCTTTCGACGGTTGGCGGTGGGTTGGTTTGAATACGGGGGCTTGACCTTCAATGAATACACGGGGCGCGTGTTCAGCCCCTTCACAAATTTGCCGTCCGATTTGCGGCCTTTCCTGCGCGCTGAGGGCGTCGAACGGTTGGCTTTGGTCGATGTGTCCAACTCCCAGCCGTTCGTGCTTGCTGCGATGTATGCCGAAGCGACAAATGACACGCGCCCGCTTGAATGCGCCGCCGCTGGGCAATTTTACGAAGCGGTGCAGGCGGTGTGCGGGTTGGAGCGGGGCGAAGTGAAGCGGGGCGTTTTGGCTGCGATCTACGGCAAAGCCTTAACCCCACGAAGCGAAGCGGGGCGGGCGTTGGTTCGCGCCTTTCCTGAGCTTTGGGAGTGGGTTTGCAGGCAACGCGTAGGGGCTGTGCATTTAGCCGTCCGAATGCAGCGCGTTGAGGCTTCGTGGGTGCTGGGCGTGGCGGTGGAGCTTGCAAGGCGGGGGGCGTTTGTTACGCCGATTCATGACGCGCTTTTGATTGACGCGGCGCAGGTCGATGAGGTGCGCGAAGCCTTGGCGGGTGCGGCGTTTGAACGCTGGGGCGCGCGGCCTTCGTTCGGTGTTGAGCGGCTGGAGGTTGAAAAAAAGCAACCGAAGGGAGGCGTGTACGAAGTACCTTCGGGGCGTGTTTGACGTGAACGCATACGGGGTTGAATGCACGCCTTTGGGCGGCGGTGTGGTGTTTGTGCGTGCGTCTATTGACGGCCTCGAATTGGAGGGCGTTGTAAGTGCTGAACGGGCTGCGAACGTGCGCCCTTCGGACTTGCTTTGAGCTTATGGAATTGCGCCGTGCTTGCGGCTTTTGATTGAAGGCCGCCCCGCGCCAACTCTATACGGGCGGCTTTCTTTTTCCCTTTCTTGTTACAACGCTTGGACGTTCGTTGAAGCCTTGTTACATTTGACACATGCAAACGAAGTTCACACGCACCAAAGGCGAAGCCGCCCAGTTCATCGCATACTATCGGGTTTCAACTCAAAAGCAAGGCCGCAGCGGTTTGGGCATGGAGGCGCAGCGCGAATGCGTGGCGGCTCACGTTGAAGCTGCGCGGGGTGTCGTGCTGAATGAATACACCGAAACGGAAAGCGGCAAAAATGACGAACGCCCAGCCTTGGCGCAGGCTTTGCGCGAAGCGAAGGCCGCAGGCGCGGTGCTTATCGTGGCGAAGCTGGATCGGCTTTCGCGTTCGGTTCGGTTCATTCACGAATTGAAGGAAAGCGGGGTGCAGTTCGTCGCATGCGATTTGCCCGATTTCAACACGCTAACCGTTGGCATTTACGCCACGTTCGCCCAGCACGAACGCGAACAAATCAGCAAGCGCACCAAAGCGGCATTGGACGCAAAGCGGGCGCGTGTGGGGGAGTGGCGCGTGTCAAACTTGACGGACGAACGCCGCGCGGCTGGGGCTGCATCTACGCGCCTCAACTCATTCAAAAATGAACGGACGCGGCGCGCGCTTGCATTCATTCACGAAGCTCAAAAGGGCGGGGAGTGGGGCGGGCTTTCGCTGCGGGCAAAGGCTGAGCTATTGGAGGCCGCAGGACACGCAACGCCGCAGGGCTTGACGTTTAGCGCGGTGCAGGTGTCGAGGTTGGAGGCGAAAATGCCCGCATACGTTGAGGCGTTGCAGGGCGCATTGAAGCAAGCTCAGGACAAAGCCAAAGCCAAACGCAAAGCCAAAACGCAAGCGGCATGAATGATCCAAACAAAGGCGCGGGGCGGGTGTCAAATTTGACCGACGAAGCGCGGGCGCGGGGTGCTGCATCTACGCGCCTGAATGCCCTTTTCAAGATGGAAACGGTTCTAATTTTTGGGGCTGTAATTGACCTGCATTTACGG